CGGCCCATTGTCGATGTTGGTTGATTGTCCGTGGAGGCTTCGGTGTAGATAGCTCGCGTGCTAGGTCGTCGGTTGTGAGATCACGCTTGCATGACCAACATCGTAACGCGAGTGATGTTGGTAGGTCAACCTCCACGATCCAAGAGCAATGGCATGTGGGGCAGGCTGGCTGTTCGTAGTTGATGGTGATGGGTGGTGATGGTTGGTAGGTCGGCTGTCTGTCGGCATGACTTCGTGTAGTGACCAACGATGATCCCGCTCCCTGGTGCTCATGTTCGCTAGCGCGAGTGTCAGCCAGGGATGGATCACCTGACCAGCTCCCCACCATTTTTGCATTCGGTGGAGGCGAGCAAATTTCACACAGCCAGGGTGATGCTAGTTGGCCTAGTGGTCGCCACTGGCGTGCGGTTGGGTGTGATTGACAAAAAATTTTTTCGAGTTGATTTTTCGAAATTATTTTTTCGTCATCGGGTGGCTGAGAAAAAATTTTTTCCAAACCATTTTTTACATCGGAATGCAAAACCATTTTTTATTTCCATCGCGGCATTGTCCAGGTTGTCCTAGTTGTCCTAGTTTTTGCTATTCCCACTATTACTCTGCCTGTGCCTTTGCCTTACCTATATATATTTACTACTACTATTTTTAATAAAATAAAGAAATAACTAGGACAACTTGGACAAACCAACAAAAACAAAGGTGAAACGCACTTTCCAACTTGGACAGAACTTGGACAAAAACTAGGACAACTTGGACAATCAGAGCGTTTTTTGAGCTGAAAAATTTTTTTCAGTTTGATTTTTAGTTTTTTATTTTTTAATTTTGTTTTATTTTTTATTTTTTATTTTCATTTCGTTTTCGTTTTTGTTTTTTAATTTATTTCTTCTCCAAGGTAGACGCCCCTCCCACATATTCTGTCAACCGTGAATCCAAGCCCATCGTAAAGCCACGGTCGAGAGTTGTTGTTTTTGTATTCCTCTCTTTTTTTGGTGACATTTGGAAAGCATCTTGCGACTTCTTTTCCGAAAGAGTTGTTTGCGAGTGGTTTTTTATGTCCGTTTTCCTCGCACCAAATACTGTAAAGCTGGTAAAGAGTGCTGCAATTTATTTCTGAATCCTGCCTGAATTCGATATGATCGAGCAAAAATTCTCGAGCTGGATTTGTTTCCTTCTGGTAATCGGTCATTTCTTCATTGGATTTTTCTGAAGCAGTGAACCGTTTGTTTTCCCTTAGCCGGTCCAAACCAATAATCGCCCACCGCAAAATGCCGGGCACCTCACCACTCTCGAGCCACCATTCAGGCTTGTCCATTCCCAGGACTCGTCTTTCCTCTGGTATCACACGATCAAACGGAATGAGCACCATGCGGCGCCAAAGGCCCTTTGATCTATCTCGGAAGTGTGGTCGTTTATTCCAAGCACACATAAGTTTTGCTGTCGGCCTGGCTGATATCTGTTTGATATTTTTTCGATCAAACTGCATGGTATCGCCACCGGTGAACTTCTTTAGCGCACCTTCCGACACCCGGTCCAGCTCGTCCGTGTCGCCAGAAATATTGGCCGCCTTGCCAAGCGTTGATTCCAAATCGAACTGCCCGCCAAAATTCTCGAGCGGCACATTCGAGATATTTTCCTCTCCCAACATTGCCCTTATCGCTGCAAAGTAAACGGTTTTCCCGTTCTGTCCCTCGCCCTCGAGCACAAGAAATTTTTGATAATCATTGGTTGGAGTCAGTAGATAACCGGCCCACTCTTGAAGAATTGCGATCCTATCCCTGTCGCCGCTCATCACGTAATCAACGTAATCGAGCCACTTTGGACACTGGGCCGTTTTGGAGTAGTCGTATTGAAGTTGGAAAGTAGAAAACCATTCGTGGGAATGTGGAAGCAAGAATTCCTCCATTGGCTTCCCATCGCAAACCTTGTCTAGGTCAAGGATTCCGTTGCCCATTGACACATAATGTCTCGAGGATCGATCTGGCAACCAGCATGGCATTCTGATTGACCCGGGTATTGCGGCCATGCCTTCCATGGCGCCAATCACATTGGAAACCAAATTCCTAGTAACCTTTTGAATTGGTGGTGGCCCTTTGTCGATCATCGGATCATATTTTTCGCTTGCTCTCCATTCGTTGTACTTCTCGAGCTTGGACGGCCAAAGCAACTCAAATTCAGACCTTACCGCATTGGACACCTTCGCCTTTAATTCGTCCGATTCAATTTTGATGTATTTGCCTGCCTTCCACCGGTACCACTCTGATTGCCAGTAAATCAGCCGCCTGTTGTGATCCCGCATGTACTTGCTCATATTGACTCGAGCTAACCGGTGCGGATCGTCTTCAGATTCCACGATCGCAACGGTTGATTCCTCGACTACCTGAGATGATCGAACCAAATCCTCGAGGTTTTCCCTGTCGCCACCATCAATCACCCACTGCCGAAAATCCCCTCCATGCGTATCAACCAGGGGGAATGGTAGTTCAACATTCCTGACTTCACCGGCAGACTGTGCCGCCCATGTAGCCCAGCCAAGACGAGCTCGCGCCGGATCACCAATTGCACCATCCACCCCGGCCTTGTCCCTGTCGTGGATAACTACCACCGTCTTGCCGTCCAGCCATTCCAGCAACCAGGTGAAGTTGACCGGGTTTTCGCCAGCGCCGCACGGATTGCAAAAGGCTTCCTCACCTGGCTGCAGAAACGGAATAATGGCCAGTAGATCGCTCGGCCCCTCTGTTTTGTAGACTTTGGTAATGTTTGACCGGGTTGCTGCGTTAAACAGCCCGGGAGTGGCAATGATCCCCTTTTGCTTGGAATCTATTACATTTTTCCAGCTTGTGGTTTCACTCTCACTATCTGGATAGCTGATTGTGATTTTTCCACCGGTTGCGTTAGCCGCGGTAAACCCGATGGTTGCACCGGCCGCATTCCTGATTGGCAGAGCGATGACACTGGCGCCGAAGTGGTTGCCGACATGGGCGCCAAGGTACTCAAGCGCTCCGGCCTGGATACCACCTTTCCTGGCTGCAAAGATCGCGGCGATAGATTCCGGTAGCGGCCGAAGTGAAAACTGGCTTTCGGCTGAGCGTTTCGGATGGGTAGAGCTGCCTGACTTGCTTTTACTCTTACCCTGGCTGATCGGCTCCACACCGAGCTTATCGGCGATCTGCTCAATTGCTTGGGCTGTGGTGCAACTGTGCAACCAGGAATAGGTTGCGATCCCATCCCCGTTGCTCTTGTTGAAGCATTGATTGCAGATAACCGCACCGGAAATGCGGAAATCGTCTAACGCTCTGAAGCGATCATTACCACCGCATTTTGGGCAAGGGTGGTGGCGCATGTTTACAAGATCAGCGCCAAGGCCCAAGATTTCGGGCCAACGTCCAACGGATAGTTGCTTTATCCGGTCTAAATCAAATCGAGCCATGTTGCTCGCTTTCCTTCCTTATGGATGAAAAGCGGCAACAGGGCGGCTAGGTCAGGGGTGCGAGTAATTTAGCATGGGATGTAGCTAAGTCAAGATAGTTTTTTAGTCGAGTGTTTGACGTTCCGTGCTTTGCAGTCCGACACCAACAATAAACAACAACCAGCCGGCTACACAACCAAGAGCACCCAGGAGTGATGTGGATGCCAGAAACAATGAGCAGCCTGTTATACCGCCTATCACCATCCAAATACGTCCAGTTTGCCGCGTACATTCCGCGCGACTAGCAAGAAACAACCGAATTTCTCTCAGTTCATAGGCCAATGTCTCGATCGTGACCGGCTTCTTAACTGGCTGTTGGTTTGGCTGCTGTGCAGGCTTTTGCGGTGGAGGTGCGGCAACAACCGGGCGTGCGCGGACTGGTTTTGGCAACTCGCTCATTTTTGCCATTTTCTCTTGATGGGGGTAATACCACAAAAACCAAGCTAAATTGCTTGCTGTCCTGAAAAAGTCGGCTAGCGGGGTGTTTTGGAAGTGAGACGCCGGACACCCTGCTAGCCCGTCTCACACCAAGGGAAATGGAATGAGCACTGATATTGTAGCTTCGATCGGAAGTCTCCGCAGAGTTGATTACCTGGGTGAACGGGTGGTCACTCTTTCTATGGTTGATGAATTGCACGCTAGGCCAAGCGGAACCGCTGGTCGCAATTTCCGCAAGCACCGCGATAAAATGCAGGAAGGCAAACATTTCTTTGAGATTCCAACCGACGAATTTCGTCGATTGGAGTTGAAAGACCATGGCGGTGGACGCGATTGCATTTTGCTTACTCAGTCCGGCTACCTCATGCTTGTCAAAGCCTTTCGTGATGACCTTGCATGGAAAGTGCAGGACGCGCTGGTTGAGCATTACTTTCGCTCAGTACAGCAGTTGCCATCCAATCACCTCATAGGCTACGAAATCGCAAGGGGTATTCGTGAAGGCCTTCAGCTTGGCCTAAAGCCAATCGAAAGCAAAATAGGTCTTATCGAAAGCAAGGTAGAAACTGTCAAAACCGAAATGATCAGCGGTTTTCAAGAGGTAAACAGCCGCATTGATGCAATAGAAAAACGCAGGGAATTAACCATTGCGACCAAGCGTTGTCATATCGAAACTGTGGCTACGTATTTCAGTAGTAAGTGCCCATGCTGCCAGAATGCCATAGTGTTAGATGCTGGTCAAAATCGCATCAATGCTCATTATGATCACTGGTTTTCCAAGGGTCGCAATCGCGTACACGAAACTTGGCTTGTATGTGATTCATGCAATCAAAACTTGCTTAATCACGAATTCAGAGACAAGCACAAAACCACATTTGAGGTTTATCAACTTCGGCGCGAGCAAAGATTCTTGCCGTTGATCACTGACTGGAATTAGCCAAATTTGTCAGGCTTGCTTCCGTTTCTCCACCTTTGGCGGGTTTCTCAACCAGTCGGCTATTATTTTGGATGGTTGGATTTCTCGGGAGAATCTGGGGTCTAAATATCTTTGGGTAGTCCTCCTATCCGTGTGGTCTAACAATTCCTGCGGATCGAGCCCAGCCGCAAAACCAACAGAAGCGTGCGTTTTCCTTAGTCTGTGCGTGCTGCTCTTGCGTCCAGTTGGAAGATCAGCAGAAGCTAGAATTCGTTGGTATCGGTTCCATAAATAAGTTGAGCAGTAGGGCCAATAAAACACCCGATCACCCGCGGTTAGTTTACGGAGCTGCGAAATGTAAATCATAGTCTGCGGCGACAAAGCAAACCATTTATCTCGCTTGGCTCCCTTGCGTGCTTCGGCAGGAATGAGAATCGATCCATTTTCGATCCAACTCCACCTGGCTGCCGTGACCGCGCCAACTCGCTCGCCAGTATCCAGCATGATGCGGACCAACGTTGTCCACCACAACCAGTTTGGGATGCTGCTGTCCTTTATTGTCCCTTCGGTTCGCGCACAAGCCTGTAATAGCTTGTCTATGTCCTCGCGAGTCCAGGCCATTGGCACCCGCGCCGGCTCCTGCTCTTTCGGAACATCCGGCCAGCCATCAATCATGCGAATTCGTGAAGCATAACGCCATAAGGCGACGAGCTGGCAGCGTTCTTTATTGGCTGTTGCCTTGCTTCGGCCTTCATCCAGCAAACGTTGCATGTGGGCTGAAATGTTTTCGTTCGTTAGGTCAGCCAGGGTTGGATCACGGCCAAGCGTCCGCGCCATGTTTCGAAAGCAAACCTCATACAACCTGACTGTGTTCTTGCTTTTTCCGTGCAATCTCTTGGGCTGGTAATGGACTGTAAAGAATTCGGTGAGTTTCATAGATGGACCCCTAAAAGTAGTGAGATTCCATCCTCTACGTTGCCGTTTGCTTAGTGTCCAACGGATTGCGGATGTGCGCAAAAACGCACGGTTTGGTTGTAGTGATTGTGCTGGTTAAGTGTCTAGTGATTCCTCGCCCATTCGACGACAGATGGATTTGCTCGCAAATCGGTGGCTTCCGTTAGTAGCCGCTTCTCAACTTCTGTCGTCGTTTTTTTGTGTCGTAATTGCAGCGATCAGCACTTTTGACTATGATTGAGGCATGATAAGAATGCAAGACCTTTCACAATTTAAATCTGCTTACGATGTCGCAGTGGAACTTGGCGTCCACAAGGCAACGATAAATCGTATTGCTAAAGAGAATGAGATTGGAACGCCGTTTGGGCCAACAAAGATAAGGCTTTTCACTAAGTCAGAAGTGAAAAGAATCCACCAACTTTGTCATGTGCAAAAAGGCAATCCGAACTTTTCAAAGAAAAATTGATCAACTGCTATTGCAGCGGTCGAAACATTTGTTATTCTTTCGTGTGTTGTTGGTCGTGAGAAGCCAACAACGCATCGGTTTTAACTAACGGCTTCTTTAGTCCACCCTCTAGTGGGCAACATCAAGCCGGTTCAGGATTCTAAATTCCACCGGAGGCCACGCGATGGTTAAGCGACCACCTAAGCCAGTCCGTCACTACTTAGTGACAATCGCTGCTACCTACAACGACATACCCGTCAGGATTTTTACCAACCTGGCTGAGGCTCGCGAATTTGCTCATTCGTTTGATGTTGAGTCAGAGGTAGATCAACTAGCCGACATGATTGGCCAAGCAGACCATGGCGACATTATCGCGGTCGCGATCACCTGCTTTCGCGATGGCGTTCCGTTTCGCCATGAAACATTCCAAGAGATTTGCTGCGGCTATTTCAGTTAGAGCTGCAAACTAACCTACAGCGGCGCAGGGCGGCGAAATCTGGTCAGGGGTGACTTGGATGGAGCTGGCAACCAACCAACAACACAAGGAATAGATAATGAGCAACGAAGCAACTCCAACAACTGAAGCAACTCCAGAAACTGAAGCAATTATCACCGGCTACAAAGCCACTGACAAAGATATCAAATGCCGCGATTACCAGTTTATTCCTGGTGAGTGGCATGAGTACGCCGGTGAGCTAAAGCTCTGTGAAAGTGGGTTTCACTTTTGCGAACAACCGTCTGGACCATGGTGCTACTACACTGATCCGACAACTAGAATCTGGAAGGTCGAAGCCCAGGGTGTTCTTGATATTCCTCGTGAACCGGGCGCGAATTTCAAGCTGGTTTGCAAGAGGATACGACTTGTAGAAGAAGTGTTGATTGGAGGCCACAGGAATACCGGCGACAGTAACACCGGCCACAGGAACACCGGCCACTGGAATACCGGCGACAGGAACACCGGCAACAGGAACACCGGCCACTGGAATACCGGCCACAGGAACATCGGCGACTGTAACACCGGCGACAGTAACACCGGCCACTGGAATACCGGCGACAGTAACACCGGCCACAGGAATACCGGCGACAGTAACACCGGCCACAGGAATACCGGCCACTGGAATACCGGCGACAGGAACACCGGCAACAGGAACACCGGCCACTGGAATACCGGCGACAGTAACACCGGCCACAGGAACATCGGCGACTGTAACACCGGCGACAGTAACACCGGCGACAGTAACACCGGCCACAGGAATACCGGCCACTGGAACATCGGCGACTGTAACACCGGCGACAGTAACGCAACTAATCACAGCGCTGGATTCTTCTGCCAGCAAGAGCCATCAGTAATCTGCTTTGATTTAGACACTGGCATGTCTAGAAGTGAATTTTTAGATAGGTATCTAAGCATCGCAAGCGATCTTGGTGGATGCCTCCTTCTTAAAGACAGCACGATTGATTTTGATCGCTTTTCTTCGCTTCCAGGAATCACTCCAAAAAAATTATTATCACTGCACAAAAAAATGATTGACGCGAGAACCAAGAGGAAATTGGGCTGAACATAACCATGGAAACTGTCCTCGTCACGCTCTCAATATTGCTGGTTTTGACAACATCATTTTGGCTGAAAGGAATTTTGCATCATGGTCGTTAATCTTCGAATTGGCTGGGAACAGTTGCGTGCGTCCTTGTCGCAACTTGTCGATTGGCTGTTGGGCTTTGATGTTGGCAGTGAGGCGAGACGGCCTGTGTTTGATGGATCAGAGGTTGCTAGGTATCTTTCGGACATTGAAAAGAAAAAGCAAAAGCTGGCTGCTGAGTACGAAGAATCGGGGACGATTGCTTCAGTCACCATGCCGACAACGCCACGAGGCATACGCACCATCAACTACTGGTCAGACTCTGGCCACTTCTGGCGATGGCAATACGATGAATCAACCATTCAGGACACTTTCACGCACATCCTTGATTTGGCAGACGATCCAACAATGCCATTCACTTTTAGCGATGCGATGCGTGCCCATGAACTATTGCGAGTAACGGAACTGACAATGGACTGTCAGGATGTAGTCGGCTTTTAGGACTGTCGACACAAGCGAGGGTTGCGTTCTATCCACCTGGATGTTGGGAGGCTGAAGGGTGCGGTTTTTAATTTTTAACTGAAGAGAGTCGCCAAAATGATCTCACCACAAATCACCGATGAACTAGAAGAAATCGCCGCTAAAGAACTGTCGGCCAAAGAACAGCCAGAGCGATACCGCCAACGATGTCACCCAGGGAGTGGTGGCACAGTGTTCGATATCGAGTCAGGACCAAATGACCTCGACACAATCAAGTCATTATCAGAGGCATTTTCGGCACCTGCGCACCCAGGTGAGTTTGACCCGCGATCTGTTCGCGTTGGCAATCTCAAAGACCCTGAAAAAATAATGATGAAAATTGAGGAAGCCAAGCAGGCTCACAACCTGGCTGTCATCGCGCACGAGAACAGCATCAGTAACGCCGAAACAGACTACTGGCTAACGCAAATTGAAAAGGCTCCACTGTCCCCGATCCTCGGCCGCGTGCTGGCCATCGGCTTTTGTGATGCAAACGAGAATACCCACACTCTGGTTGTCGGCGACATTTACGATGACGATGCCGAAGCCGATGTCATTGACGAATTTTGGATCAAATGGTTTGTTCCTGTTGCTCGGGCCGGTGGAAACCTGATCGGCCATAACATCGCCGGTTTTGACATTCCATTTTTGATTCGCCGCTCTTGGATTTTGGGTGTAGATGTTCCCAGGAATGTCATGGATCAGGGATGGAGGTATCTGTCCAATGTGTTCATTGATACGCGTAGCTGCTGGGAATGTGGCGTGCGCGGCTTCGGTGGTAATGGCGTACCTGCCAACTTGGACATTGTTGGCCGCGTGCTTGGCGAAGGAGCAAAGACAGAAGGCATGACCGGCAGCGACTTTTGGAAGTTGCTGTATAGCAAGGATGCTGAGAATGTGGAAAAGGCGTTGGGATATTTGCGGAATGATGTGGTGTTGAATAGCAGGGTGGCGAGACGTATGGGGGTGATGTAGTGAATGATGAGAAATTGGATTTTTCAAAGCCGGAAGAGTTACAGACCCGCAACGGTCGGCCAGTGCGGATTTATGCTACTGATGGTGGCGGTGGTTACCCGGTCCATGGCGCGACACTAAACGATGGTGTATGGCTAGTTAAGGCTTGGAAAAGTAACGGTTTATCATCTACGGTTGCGGAACATCAACTTGATATTATCAGCAAGCCTAAGCGAATCACCGGGTGGATGAATGCGTATTTGCACGGCAATGGTATATACGCTGTGAGTGATTTATTTGAGTCACAAATAGAAGCAAGAAAGGCGTCAGCACCAGGTTGCCTCGGCCAGATTTATGTCGATGCGGAGATTCAAAAGTAAACAGGGCGGCTTGTTGCTGTCCTGGGCGAGTTATGCAATTCTCGCCTGAAACTACGCTTAGCCGCAGCGTTAGCGGCTCGCCAGCGGTGGGGCTGCAAATAACCACCGCGTTTAATAACTACTAATAGGAAGGAAATATGAAAACAAAGTCAGTACCATTACCGAAGCAACAAATGCTAAAAATGGATTTCACGTACAACGCTGCAACTGGTGAGTTTACAAGACTTGACGGAAAGTCTGGCTGGGTGGATTCGAAAGGATACAAGCGCATCACTTACAGGGAGTCTACTTGTTTGGTCCATCGCTTGGTGTGGAAATGGTGGTACGGATACGACCCTGAAGAAATAGACCACATCAACGGAAACAAATCAGATAATCGAATCGACAACTTGAGGAGCGTAAGTTGCAGCACAAACAACCGCAATAGACCAATGCAATGCAACAATACAAGTGGCTTTACAGGTGTTGCATGGTACAAGAGTATTGGAAGGTGGTCGGCTAGAGTTAAGGTAAACAGAAAGACTGTCCACATCGGTGTTTACGATACTCCTCAAGAGGCGAATGCAGCCAGGGATGAGTTTTTAAATAAAGCTTTGGTAGGTGTTTTTTCATTACGGCATGGGGCGTAATAACGGCTGCGATTTTTTACCAATCATTACTATGAACCGAGAACCCAACGGAACCTCCAACCATGTCGCAATCCGCACCAGTCCGCATGTCCGATTCAATCGCCGCTATCTCAACAGCCATGATTGAATTTCACAAGCAATGTCCCAAGATTCCCAAGCTATCGAAAAACCCATTTTTAAAAACGAAGTACGCCGATCTTTCAACCATCCTGGAAATCATCCAGCCAATTTTGAATGATTGCGGTTTGCTCGTCCAGCAACATCCAACAGCCAACTTCGGCTTGACTACCATAATCAGCCATTCTTCTGGCGAATGGATCAGTTCGGAATATCCCATGCAACCCATTGAGGCTGTGGTTGAAAAGGCAACGGGCGATCGTCCAGCATCGAAAGCAATTACGCCGCAGTCAATTGGCACAGTCATCACCTATCAGCGACGTTACGCATTGGGTGCGATTCTCGCGTTAAATATCGACGATGACAACGACGGCCATGTGGAACCGACAACGCCAGCCGCGCCGGCCACACCACGTAAAACACCGCAGGAGCTTATGGCAGAGGCCGCTGCCAAGGTTGAGGCAACCAGGGATGGTGCAACGGTAAACAGCGTGGCCGCAAGTCCCGTTGTTACCACCCTGGCTGATGCTCCTGCGGTGCCTTTTCTTAATGGTGAAACGAAACAACCAAGCGAACTTGCATCGGCTGAATCGGTCGCCAAAATCAATCAGCTTTGCGAGCAGCTCGGCATTGATGACGATGGCAAGAAGTCGATCTGTAGCAAGCGTGGCGTGTTTGCAATCAACCAGCTTAGCCAAGAGCAGGTTACCACCATCATCACCAACCTGGCTGCAATGGCCGTCAAGACGGTTGCCAGTGGCGGCGTGAGCGAATCAGGTATAGCCGTAGGCAATGACAACGATCCTTGCACCGATCAACAGGTAAGCGAAATCAAAACTGCCTTGGCTGAGTGGGAGCAATCGCAACCAGGTGTGGTTGCTGATTTCGTCGCGCGTCTAAACGGTGCAGGGTTTGGTAAGGTTAGCGATATGACTTTTAAGCAGGCCAGTGAATTGAAAGCAGCAATCGAAATGAAAAACATCACAAATTTTTTTGCTTCGATGTTAGAGATGGCCGCCGCTGGCTAGAGCGGTGGGATGAACGGGTGGGTATTTGCGAACCCTTATTTAATTCAGTCCTTGAGGCTGAAAAGTTTGCAACGATTGACGTTTTAGGTGCGTGGTTTTAATGGAATCACTTTTACAACTTCACTTTAGGAGATTACGAAAAATGGCTTTAACTGTAGAACAACCTGATGAACTTGGCGGTGGTGGCAACTTTATTGACAATCCAGGTGTGTACCACCTCCTGGTTGTCGCCGTGGATGAGAATCCGGCTGATAAGTCCGGCAATCCATTGGATGCTGAGTTTAAGGCAACGTTTTCTGTGCTGGCCGGAACCGATCAACAACAAAAGGATCGATCGACCGACATTACGTTTTGGAAGCCAAAGGAAAAAGGCGACCAGGCCAGTAAGCGGATCACTCGATTCTGTTTGGCGACGTGTTTGATCGGACAGTTTCAACCAGGCCAAAAAGCGATGGTTGAACCTGGTGATGCTGTTGGTCGGCAGATTGTGGCTAAGTTTGGTTGGAAGCAAAAGAAGGATGAATTAACCGGAAAGTACGTTGATACTGACCGCGTTGATTTGCACTACTCAGATATTTGGCATGTTGATGATCCTGATGCGGCTAAAACTGGGTTGGTACTAGATGCTGCGTGTATTGCTGCAATCCCAGTTCAGTTACGCAAAGCAGTTGCTAAGGAAGTAGCTGTGCAGACAGCGCCGGTTGGTCAAATAACGTCCACGCGGGCTGGTGGTGTTGATTTGTCGGCGGTGTAGATCGCTTTCATGTAATCCTAGACAGAAGCAATGAGGCCAAAGAGCAATCGCAGATGTCGGCGAGCATGGAAGCCGTTTTGAAAGCGTAAAGTGCGTTGGGCACCGCCTAGCCGTGAGTGGCGTTGTAACCACGGCAGGAAGGCTCTCGGGGGCGTCGGCAGTTCTTGTGAGAGGGGGCTGCCGGCGCTTTTGTATCATTTTTTATTAAGTGAAATTATGCAATTAATAACCCTATGTGATTTTGCTGAGGCGATTGATAAAGCTTTCAAACGAATAGCCAATTTAGAAGAAGTAGTTGCTATACATGAAAAAAAGAGAATGTTAAGTGAATCTGACTTTTTTAGTGATGTTCGCGATACTTCATTGAATGAAGGAAAAAAAGTCAGCGAGCATGTTTGCGGCGTTCAAGGATTCGACCAAATGCGAGGTGATTCATGTTCAAGATGCGATGAGTTGCGGAATACCAGTCAAAACAAAATGAATATTTTTGAAAAGCTGAAAGTGTGGGCGATGCAAAGGCAAGTTGAAACTAAATCATTAATGCGTTCCGAAGAACATAAAGGCAGTGATAGATGGGCTTGCTACTTTGACGGAAAGTCTGATGCATTCGCAGAAATCATTAAATGGATTGAACATCTACCACCACAAAGCAACGATCAAAAAATCTGACCATGGCACAACAACTAATCGAAATCACCGGCAAATTCATCCGCGAGCGCCACCGATTCGCCAACGATACCGGCGACGTTATTGTCGGCGATGCTCACAACACAGAAACCGGCTCTATCTCCATCAAAGGCCCTGCCGAACTTGGACAACTTACCCAAGGCATTCGATATCGTTTTTTCGGTCGTTGGACAAAGTACAAAGGAGAACCGCAATTTTCCTTTCAAACTTTCGTGGCCCTCGCTCCCATTGATCGAGATAGCGTCATCGCTTACTTAGCCAATCACGGTGCTGGCCATGGCCTTGGTAAAGTGCGAGCAACCAAACTTTGGGAGGAATTCGGCCAAGATGCTGTGCGCGTCGCCAGAACGGAACCGGATCGCGTTAGCAAGTATCTGACGCAAGCTGGCTATCGTTACAAAGTAGAAAACGCAATAGCGATGTCACTCACCCTGGCTGCCGATGAAACCACCGAAGCCATCAAACTTGACTTAACCACCTTGCTTAATGGTCGTGGCTTTCCGAAATCAATTACGCAAACCATCATCCAGGAATGGGGCAATCGCGGCGCAGAGATTATTCGCAAGAATCCATATCGGTTGCTAAAGTTTGCTGGCTGTGGCTTTAAGCGATGCGATGCGATGTATTTGGAATTGGGATTGCCACCAGCCGCGCTAAAGCGTCAGGCGTTGTGTACATGGTACAGCCTAGAACAAAACACTGATGGTCACACTTGGTATGGATGGAAAACGCCGGATGCTTATTTGCGGGCCAACATCAGTGGTGCCGACCTGAAGTTCAACAAGGCGGTTGAGCTTGCCAAACGTGCCCACATCCTGGATGAAATTTTGACCGATGGAGAGCGCGGGCCGGTCAGCCAGGGTGGTGATACTCGATGGTTTTCCGATGCCAGGTGCGCAAGGAACGAGCGAAGCATAGCGGATGTTATAGTTCGTGCTCAGTCTGAACGATTCTCCTGGCCTAAACTAACCGACTTGGCACTGTCTGACCATCAGCGCGAGATAGCCGGAGTTGCGTTGCTATCGTCAATTTGCGTACTCGGAGGATCACCAGGAACCGGGAAAACTTGGCTCGTTAGTGAATTGGTAAAAGCCATGGCCAAGACTGTTGGCCTAGACAACATCATGGTTGGAGCACCCACAGGCAAATCTGCTGTGCGCGTGACAGAAAACTTGTCTGCTAAAGAAATTCCGTTGCGGGCTCGCACATGGCATAGCCTGCTAATGCAATTAGAAATGAAAGATTTATCGCACTTTCCGGCCAAGGTGCTAATCGGTGATGAATCATCAATGTTGGACACTGACCTCATGGCCGCGATCATGCGGGCCCGAGCTGCTGGAACCATGGTCCTGCTAGTTGGTGACGTAAACCAGTTGCCGCCAGTCGGCCACGGTGCGCCACTTCGAGACATGATAGCCGCTGGCGTCTGCTATGGTGAGCTAACCGAAATAATCAGGAACAGCGGCGGTATTGTCGAAGCATGCGCGGCAATGCGGGATCAACGCAAATGGGACGTAGGCGATAACCTTCACCTGGTTGCTGATCGCTCAGACATGATGACCGAACGAATTAACCAGATTTGCCACCAGGCCAAGAATGCTGGATTAGACCCGGTTTGGGATGTTCAGATTATCACAGCGGTTAATGAGAAAAGCCCGTTGAGCAGAGTTGAGTTAAATCGAGAATTGCAGCGAGTGCTGAATAAGCAACCAGGTGAGGAAGGCGTTGCGTTTCGTATTGGTGATAAGTTGGTTAATACGAAAAACGCCTGGTTCAAGTTAGCCCAAAACGAACATGCTGACGACACTTTAGCCGATGTGAATGAACGCGAGGAAGTTTATGTTGCCAATGGTGAGTTGGCCAAGGTGATTAGCGTTGACCGAAAATCTATGGTGTTGAGTTTGGATGCGCCGGCCAGACAAATTGAAATCTACTTTGGTCAAGAAGGTGGCTGCACATTCGAGTTGGGATATGCGCTGTCAGTCCATAAATCTCAAGGTTCAGACTGGCCATGGGTGGTGGTGATGCTGGATGACTACCCCGGAGCACGGATGGTCTGTGATCGCTCTTGGCTTTATACCGCGATTTCGCGAGCGAAGCTCAAATGCTGGATGCTTGGCAACAGATCGACGGCAGATCGCATGTGCAAGCAAAGTAAAATATGGCACAGGAAAACTTTTTTGCGCGAGTTGATTTTACAAGGCAAGGCAAAGCAGGAGCTAGCAAACGTATGATTACAAAAGCTAAAAATCCATTGCGAAATCAAATTAGAAAACGTATTCGCCAAAAAATGAAAAAGCGGCGCGACACTGCATTTGTCAAAGCCATGGCGGATCGTAAGTGGGCAGAAAGGAATCTGAATAAACCGGCTGACGAAAATAGCGACGGCAGCCAAGCCAAAAGTAAAATTCCAAAGCAAATAAGCGATCCGTTAGCATCAAAACAAGCGATTAACGAAAGCCATCAAAGCGTGTTGGAGTGGCTGGCGTACGAACCGAAAACCGATGTTAAATTCCCACCAACGTCAGCAGCGCCAGGCTCACCAGAAAAGATTGATGTGCTGGCTGAACGGTATGAGCAGGGTTTTCCGCTGTGGCATGTACAAGATTTTCAATATTGTGGAACGGATAGCTAAGTGGAGGGTTAGTTGTGGTTAGATTTGACGGCAAAAAATGGATAGAAGAAAATCTAGAGTTAATGAGCAATTCGGAGCATTCGAGCATCCATGCTCAAGCGTGTGAAGTCGGATTTAGATTGTTGCAAAAGCAAGGAAAAACATGGTATTCACAATCATAACCGATACAGCGGAAATTCATCCATTCACCTTTCAAAACATTAAATCCGATGCCGACAAAAAGTACGTCAAAACAGTTCCAGCAATCGAGCACCGTTGCCTCGGACGTTACCCTAATTCACTGGGTGATTACTCCGTTGCAGGAGGCGTCGGCCGGTGCCATGTTGAACGAAAGTCAATGGATGATTGCCAAAGTACGATTCTCGGGTTCAATGATGGACACAGAGAGCGTTTCGAAAGTGAATTGCGAAATCTTTCCATGGTTGATTGTGCCGTTGTCATAGTCGAGTGCAACCTTGGTGACTTGCTAAAGCACTCGCCGGAATATGGCAAGAAAACAGCCCAGCAAAACGCCAAGACATTGTTTCGGTCAATCCTGGCCTATCAACAGGATTACAAAGTCCCATGGATGTTTTGCGATGGCAGAGGATTGGCTGAACAGTCGGCTTATTGGTTTTTGCATCGGTGGTGGGAGAAGAATTTGAAGCGAAGTGCACGGCAGTCAGCTATTGAAAAGGCTCACGTTGGCCTTGGGTTGAATGCGGTGGAATTACTGGAAATGGTTTGAAAGGAATTTTGCAAATGGCTTTGGAAGTTGAATACGTTGACATGGACACGTTTGAAAATGTGGTTGCGAGTGATGCTGACCCGGCTGAATTGGTAAATGGGGATGGGTTCAGCGAAGCCGAAGCAGACACGATGATGCTCAGCCAGGAAGTGGAACAGGCAACCGACTGGACCACACTAAATGTAATTGATCCCGATGGAACTGTTCAGGAACTAACCGACCACATGGAAGAAATCAGCCTAGAGCAACGGCGGCTCCAAGCTGAACAGCACCATCAATTGGAAGTATCCGCAGCCAAGGAAGATCACTTTTCCCTGGCTGTTAAGCGATCGGAACTTGAAAACGAACTCAAAGACATTAAGGCTGACGAAAAGGCCGCGCTGCGCAACTTGCGAAATCTAATCAAGCGCGGACCAAACTACCCGCAGCCTAAATCGAAAATCGATGATGCTGTGGCTACGGCAGGCGAACCATCGGCCATCCAGGTTGATGATGTGAATGCAGACACAACTTGGCGCGAGTTGTCGTTAGCACCGTTGCTGGATGGAATCAAGGGATTGGGAACGAAGAAGCTGGAAGCCCTGCTAGAACTCTGCCCAACTATCGGCGACTGGGAAGAATTGCGAGCCAAGGCGGGTGTGGCCCACAAGCCGGTTAGTGATGTGTTGCCCAAGGGGATTGGCGGAAGCATTACTGATGAGATCGAAGAACGTGTTTATTTGGCGATTAAGAAACATGGGGATGGGCTGAGGAAGTCCAAAGAAGGCAGCCAGGATGGTGCAACAGTTCAAGCTAATACGGCCACTGTTGATTCAATCTAGCCACCGCATCAATTCGACTGCAACTACATTGTTTTAGCAAGCAATTCACCGCGTCGTGTGCATCGCTTGCCTTGTCTTTCTTTGACTTCTTTTTTTGTTTCACCAATCTGGCTGCGGTATCGCCAATCCCTTTTTCTGAGTCGGCGCGAAACAATCTCAGCCAGGAGATTAGCCGTTCTTTCCTCCTGGTTGCTTCTTCTACTCTCTTTCGCCGTTGCTCTTTACTGTCGTCCAGCTTTCGCTCTTGTCCTGGCCCATGACCATTCTCCCAGGCTTGGTAGTAACTTTCCTTGGTTTGGCAGAGTTTATGCCATCCATTAGGTTTGTTGACTTTATGGCGCTGACAATAACCGGCTAATGGACATTCGCAAGCGGTCATGGTGCCTCGGTGATAATGGCTTCATATTCGGCTGCAGAAAGCGGATCGCAGATATATGGCCCATCAACGAATAGTTGCTTCAGCCCCGCGTTTAATGACTGAAACTCAAGCCGCAATGGATTGCATTCGATGTCAGCGGCGTTGACCCCAAGCGTTAGTGCATTCCAGAATAACCCGTTAAAAGTGTCTGGATACAGATTAAGCTCAGGCTCGCCACCAGTGCCGTTGCAGACAAATTCAAATCGAATGTCTTCCTCCCAATCATCCAAATGTAAGTCGAGCGACCACCAGCGTTGCTTAGCCGTCGAGTAATCTGTTGCCACTGGAGTTGTTGCTACAGGAGCAGCGGCCACTTGGTATAGAAGTATTTCAATCGGATCGGGACTACTCGTACAGTCGGCAAATATGGCTGTTGGGTTAAGCGTCAGCAACAATACTTCTGGATAACACGAATAGTCTGAAGCCACACCAGGATTTTGGCAAAAGCAGTCGCACACATTACATGGTGGATTCGATAGCCGATGGTAGTAATAAAAAAAATTGTCGAAGTGCCCTTTGTTGAATCCGACCAATCCAACCGATGTATCCGAAGGTAAAGACGTTGCTGGCGAAACATCGCAGGTCGTCCACGCTGATGAAACGTCGCCACCAACATAGTTGATCGACCACTCAACCTCTGAGTAGCAAATCAACAGTGTTTGGCTAACATCTGAAAACGAATCGCCAGTCGTATGGGTCGTTTTGTCCATGACAACCGTATCGGAACCACCAGAGCGACGATAGAACGTAGGCCACAATTGCGTGCCATCTAGCGTCAAGTCAATCCAATCGAAGTTGCTGTTGTCGATGTACTTGCATATGATGCCCCAGGATGTCACACCACCGACAATCATGTCAACTTCAATGTTGTAGTTGTATGTCGTGCCTCGCGGCTTAGCTTGCCTATGGCTGGTCAGGACAATGCCATCGGTAACGGCAACCAACTCGTTGCTGACAATTTCCCAATCACCAGTCTTTTCAACCCAGTCAGACCCCAAGCTAGTTGAATCGGATCGGTCAAAATCGTCAGATGCTATTAAGCAGCTTACGGCTTCAGGGCAACAGCACTTGTTATGTTTGGCTCCCATGATACTCCTACGGTGGGCAACACAAGCCATCAAGAGCCCAATGGCATGGCGTTAGCGTTCCTGCTGGGTCGCCGCTTTTGAGAGAATAAGCTATTCCGCGATATGCCCAGCCCTCGCGGCCTTCAACGGCTTCAACTGTCTCTGCGTTAGCCAAACACGTTGACCAGTCAACCACATCAACAGATGTATCGATCAGCTCCGACTGGTCGCATGGTGCGACGATTATCGTTACCGTCAAAATCATCTTCCCGTTGTATGGTGAAGTGCTTCCGGCAATGGCCGCCGAATCTACCTCGAAGAATATCTTGCTACCTGAACCACCACCAGGAATAATCAATCTTGGCTTAGTCTCAATCTGCGTAATCCGTTTGATCGTAGCTTCAGCTCGCTCCAATCGCTTTTGCAACAGCGTCACTTCCCTGAATGTCACGTTATGCGCTCCTGCCTTGGAAAGAACGCTAGTGGGTCCAGCTCGCCAACCGCAGTTGTCAAGCTGTACTCAGCCACAGCTACCGGCAAATCCAACCCGCGCCGCATTTGAACAGCAATTTCAGTCACAACAGTGTTGACCGTCGAAGCCTGAACAGTATCCGCGTTGACAGTTGTTACCATTTGGCCGACCAGTGGTGTGGCTGACGGGCGGGCCGACACTAACCGCAACACTTTCCTGGTTGTACCGTACCAACTATTGGCCATTTTCACAATCGAGTTAAGCGCCGCCTGGTCGTTTCTGAAATGAACCACCGGAGAGCCATCATTCATCTTTCGCAGCGATCCGTCATCATTCACATCGTAAACCGTGTCGGCTGCGACATAGACTCTCTCATAAGACTCGCCAGCGTAGATCAATCGCCGGCGCACAACATCCACATTGGGCAAATCATCGTTGATTGGATAAACCGATTCTAAAAACCGATCTTCCTGGAATGAGACAGTGAAATAAGACGACAAATAATCCCATTCGCCGTTATCCTCATCATCAGCAGCCAGGGGAGTGAAACGGCTAAATGCGATCGCATGTTGAAACGCGCCGGTCACATCCAAGGTAATGGCCTGATCTTCCTTGCCAAGTCCCGTATAGCACGAGAATTTTGGATCGTCACCATTGGCCATTTTCTCCGCGTCAATGTACTTTTCCTCACCTGGTCGCTCAAACAATACCAGTGGCTTGCGATACTTGGTTAAATGCTGATCTTCAAACGACAAGATTGCAAATGGTATGGTTGTGATTGGTTCGGCCTGGTCATAATCGAATTGCTCTTTTAGTGGCAAGCGGTCAACCAGCTTAATTGAGCCCCAGTACGGATAATATTGAGCAAACACACCGCCCAGAATGGTTTCGCTGTCAATCGGGAAGATCGGATCAGCACCTACAAAAAATGACCAGTAAGGATTGACCGCGAAAGTCTTGTAGGTTGCGGCTAACTTGTCTTGTGCGCGAACTCGCTGATTTGCCTCTTTCTTTTCTTCGTCCGACATGGCCGCATAAGTAGCTAAGTGTGAGGCCCCGCGATCGTACTCAATGCGGTTGAAATCGTCGAAAGATTCAATCAGCCCTTTATCTTCTGTGCGATTCTTGGCAACTTGCACTGTCACCACCGATTGCCGCTTGGCTCCCTTAGCCACGATCTGAACAGCTCGGCGCGAAAGCGATTCCTGCAAGGTGATGTTGGTATCCTGAGCGCCCCAAGTAACCATGGTCAGTTGTGAGGTATTGGCCGGATGCGTCTTGCCTTCTTCCAATGCTATGGCGGATTCCGCCAGGGAGTGGATCACCAACTGCAGCACATCGTTGATAACGCGGCCTTCAATCTGCAGCAACTTCGATGGGTTCACAATCTCATTGATAACATCCAGGACACTACGGCCCTCGCATTCAATTGATGGTTTGTCCCAGTTGGGAACATCCGTTTCGTTCAGAAATGTGATTGGAACGCGAGCCGTGTCGGTTTCATCTCGCGGGTTCGCGTAAAATTTGATATAGGTCAGAATGTCCCGACTAGACCAATGGGTGTTTTTCGACCAGGCAGGAACGCCGGTTCCCGGTAGCTTGTCCGGCGCTCGCGGTGCGAATAAATAACTGTCTGCTACCGTCCCCTCCCAGTCTGTTGGAATCTCGCGCGTGCGGTTTGGCTTGCCATCGTCATTAAACGCAATGGCCGATCCGCTCCACCGGAAGAAATTATTTGGCTCGTCATACCAGCGTGACCGCGTAAAGTAAACATGGGCCAAAACCTGAATCATGCCGTAAGCTATCCACCTCTGGATGCCACTAGCAACGCCGTCAGCGATCCCGCCTTGCTCGTCTACAATTTCGTCAATGAAGCCGTGCCACGTCAACATTCCATCGGCAGCATCAATCTCAATTTTGACCCACCAGCCAGGAATATCGATTTTGGCCTGAGTGACAAAAGCCGCTGCGCCGTGCGGCATTATCTTGCCATATTCCAAGGAAAGCTCGGCAGTCGGTATCGATGGCAGCAATGACCAGTTGACGCTACTGCACCAAATGTTGGGCTGCAACGTCCATGAGTCGGCCCAGCGTTGGCGAACGTAGACCCGCTGAGTACCCGAAAACTGTAGCGTGGATGTGCCCCAATTTACCGATGGCATTGTTTAACGATCTTTCAGCCAGGGAAGGTAAACAGGATCAGGGAGAAAACAACGCATAGGCCAACTTGACCGCAGCCGTGTTGGCTCGCGCATACAAATCTTTGTCGCTGACGCCTGACAAAAAGCAAAATTCACCAGGAAGCAATTTGATGACGTAAGAGCCTGTCAGGCCAATTTCAACGTAGTTGGTCGCATCGAGATTGCGAGCAAAAAACGCTCCACCATCTGTAGCAACATCACCTAACGCTAGTGCTTCCTCGGATGTTCCAATTTCCTGGACTCCTTGAACTCGTTTTCCTTCGGCCACGTCCTTTTCGAGAGTAATAGACCCAAGGCTAAAGGAATCGCTTCCTTTCGCGTATCGCAAAATAAATTGTGATGTTAGTTCGTCGGCCATGTTTGGTTATCCTTTGTTTAATTTGTGATTTAATTTGCAGTCAGTTTGTAAACGGCAACTAGCTTGTGATTGGAACCATCTGCCATCGCGTTTGCACCAAATAGCCACCAGGGAAAGAGTAGCCCGGCCCAACTAACAACGGATGAGCTTTGACGCTAATCGTGTCAACGCTAACGACTAAATACAGGTGAAAATACTGCATGAAAAAATTGATGTTGTTCCACTTCACCTGGACAGGATCAGCCCCGATGGTATCCCGGTATGCTTCTTCGACAACGATCTGATTGGCTTGCGTGGCAAAAACTGATGTCAGCGTGGCTTCAAATGGATCGCCGTAAATGCCGGTTCGCTGCGCGGAGATGCCAGCTTGGCCAATTTTGTTGAATGTGGCTACGTGCTGTTTGACGAGTGGAGGTGGTGGGCCTTCCCAGCGAACGAAGTCGAAAATACTGATGCCGTAGGCTGCCATTAGAATGAGGCTCCTGAAGCGGCGGCGCGGGCTGCTGGTGTGGTATTACCCATCCTGGCTGATGCTGCATCGAGTTTGTCAGCGGAGCTATTTAGTTTCTCTGCCGCTTTAGCCATTCTTTCGACAACTGACACAATCGCAGTCACTGGATTAAGCATTCCAGAAACTTGACCAGCAATCGCCCCGGTTTGACCGCTGACAGTATCACTAAATCCAAGCTGCGATGCTATCATCGCACCAACCTGAGACGGGAAGCTCGATGTTAATCTATTAAAAAAGCCCTCTTGCAAATTTTGACTTTGGGCAATATTCACTGCCGTCTGTGCGGAAGCTCCGGATAAGCCACTAGCTCCAACCTGTGATGCTTCTAGCGCTTGACGTGATCTCGCTTCGTTTATAAATGCGATTGATCGTGGATCTCCAGCCGCAATTGCTGACTGCTGAGCAAGCAAACCACCACCAGCCGCAAAATCCGTTCTTTCCTGGTTAAATTCTCCAACCCGCTGTTTAATCAGCGCTAAATTTTCGCTCATCTTCACATAGGCAACGTTCAACTCAGCGCTACTTCCCAAAAATTTGCTACGGCCTTCCGCGTCCATTTGCTGCAGCTTTTCAACTACCGCGATAATGCCCTGGCCGGCAAACTGTTCGTTGATACCGGCTGCGGTTGCAAACGCCTTGATTCGGTCGGCTGCTGTGTCGCCGGATTTAAATTCACTAGCAAGAACCGACAAAACGGCCAATGTTTCCTCGGCTGTCGCCTTGGCTACACTTCCTCCTTCAGCCGCTTGCGGTAGCGATGCTGCAATTTGTTCGAAATTCAATCGAGATGCTTGGGCGGCTTTCAACGTCAAATTGACCGCTTCCAATGCACCAATAGTTCCTTTGAACAATGCGGGAGCCTGACCAGCCACACCAGCAGCCGAAACAGGATCGATAACCTGGTTGGCTGCAATGATCGCCGGAACAGCATCGCGGAAATTCTCAGAAACAGCGGCAAAGATTACTTCACGCACAACGGCACGATCGACACCGAATTGACTTGCAAGCGAATCGGCTTGATCTCTCAACTGGTCAAAATCTTTTGCGCTAGTTGAAATCTGCAGCAATCGCCGGTCCTGGCCTTGCGTGCGTTGCAACTGCGACAACCCGGCCTCTTGCTCTTTGCGAACTTGCTCCCATGCGCTACGAAGCAATCCAACCGCACCAGCCGCACCAGCTACGCCAGCCGCATAAGTTACCAAAGACGCGCTGAGTTTATTAAGCGACAAACCAGACTTATCAAACGCATCCTTCGACCGCTTCCCAGCCTCATCACTATTTTTCGCAGTGTCTTTCAGCTTGCTATTGAGCTTATCCTGCTGGTCAACCACCTTCTGCATAGCCCGAAACAATCGAGCTTCGTCACCGCTCATTGTTACAACTACGCCAGCCATGTTTCACCCTTTCACCGCTTCACCTCAGCGAAGCTAACGACTAACCAAACTCAAAAAATGCAAATCGGCGACAGTCGGAACCCACCCTGGTTGCCTACCCGCCTCAACAGCCCTGCGCCAAATCAACCACTGCCAATAGCGCTCTCCGTTTTTTTTTCCAGTTGACTCATCCCGGCATAGTCAACCAACACATGCAACACCGATTCAACTAGTTGATCGTCGATGGCTTGCAATACACCCAACTCTCTCGCACTGACCCGATAATTAACCGCCAACGCATCCACGATAATTTGCATCGGATTATTTATGGTAAACGTGCCGGGCTCACCAGCCTGAACAGCCACAGCCGAATCAATCATTTGCTGCCAGTAGGTTGTGGCGTGCTTCCAGATTGCGGCATACTGGGGCAACACATCGCCCATGACAAATGACCCGTCATCATCCACATCGATAGTACGTGGCAATCTGACGGCATAACTACCATCCTCCCAGCGTCGCGCGTGCGGGATGATCCAAGACTGACTATCAGCCAGGGTGAGTGCTTGGCCTTCGAGCTGCTTCACTCTGGCCAAATCACTGGGCGTCGGCAATGGTTCGCCATCCACCCAGCAGCAACAGGCCTGCTTAGCCGCGTGTGGCTTTGGGAATGGCTTATGCTTGAGCTTATCAGACCATTTAACATCACCTTGGGTCCAGCGATCGGAAGCCCCCAGCAACATCCCTGGTTGATTATCCGGCCCGCGCATCACCTGTTGGTGCAACATGCCAACGCCGGGATCGGTAGCGTGACCCAATCCATACTGTGAAAGCATGGCAGGGTAGTAGGATCGCTCGTTCGGCAAAAAGTATAAAAAACCTGGCATTGCGACAAAATTTCTTATGTGATAGCGGAAGTAGTATCAAACACCAACGGCGCATTAGTCCCATCAAACCGGCACCACATTTCAAGCCTAGTCTGCCCCTTTTGATTCCCACTGGCGTTGATGCCTTCGGTAACATGCACCACACCCTCAGCGGTAATCTTGATGTGTTCAGCGGTCACATCGGCCACGAAGGATGCCAGGCCACTGGTAACTCGCTTGCGTAAGTAAATTGCGGTGTTCGCGTGCGTGCCTTGCAAACCGATCAACGGCACACCGGAACTAGCTTTGAAAATCGTCGGATCAAGCGAAGTGATCGAGATTTTTGGCTTGATGTCATCCAAATTCAAATGCGTGTCCCACACATCAGAATCACAGCCAAACGATTCCAAATTAATGCCAAAATCGATATCGAGTTGCACATTGCATGGAATGTCAACGCCGCCGATCGTAATGGCTCCAATCGTCCACCTACCACTGGAAGCAGGCACAGACGGCAATGCCACCGTTTCGCCAAACGCCAATGGGTTGTTCGTTCCATCGTAAATCGCCATCGATTCGCATTGCGCACGAGCATCTTGCCGGTGGCTAACACTGATCGTCCGAATCGAGTTGTACGATTTATTGAAAATTAAGCGGCGGTGAGTTGAGCCGGCGCTGATCGTCGCATTGTTGTATTTTGCCTGATACAACGCCACGCCCACCTTACCACTACCACTGACAACATCGCGTCCGATTAGCCCGAAAGCGTCGATCACCTTGGGGATGTCAAACGTGCTGAAGCGAAACATTTGCTTTTGGCCAACGGTTGAAATCTGCTCAGGATAGATGGTACCGGCCACAGAATCAGATTGAACGTCAACCTCGTTTGGGTTGGATGCTTCTGGGATCGAAGAAATTATCAGAGCTGAACCATCAGCATTATCCTGAACTTCGACCGTGTGGTTTTTATAGTGGGTCATTTATCGATTCTCCGTTTGGTCGTTATTCAATTCTCTGTCTAACACTCGATCGAACTCGGCAGCCAGGGTGTTGGCTTCGGCTTGCGTCACTGTCGTGAATTCAACAGCGGCCCGAACTTGTGATTTTGGATTGCGAAAGTTGAGAGCTCGGGCCCCGCGGTACCGAACACTGCAGCCTTTGCTGTTGGGCACGATATTGGCCTCGCGCACATCGCGACGGGTTCTACCGCTCCAAACCAATGGCAACGCGTGCTTCTTCGCTTTGAGCTTTCGCATAGTGTAACTATGCTTTCGCGGTGCATACCCCGCAGCTCGAGCATGGGCCTTGCTAAACCGCTTGTCTCGCATCTCCACATGGAATAGCAAACCAGTCTCATCCCAGGCAATTTTCTTCATTGGGTTGATACGCCGAGCCATCCCCCTGGGTGTTGCTCCACGATCCCTGATTGCAAATTTCATTGGGATCATCGTGACGCCCCCCAACTGACGATCAATTCGGCTTGTTGCGCGTCGCCAATGTCTTTCAGTTCCGTCAGCATGGTGCGGTGTGGCCCGCTCATCACGATGCGATTAGCAGCCAGGTAAGGTGCCGTTTCGCTCAGGCCAATCATTTCATCGGCAATGTCGCCAATCACTGTGCGGAAGTCGGTATCAACCTTGGATGGGTCGTATTGGTCGGCTTCAGGCACATTGCGAAAAATCACAAAATGAACAATGCCGTAAGCGTTCCAGCAATCTTCGCTGCCTGACGCGTCGCGCTCGACTACCCACCCCTGGTTGTCTTCAAGAAAAACGATCGCACATGGACGCAAGGCAGTTAGTTCAGCCCGTGTGTGCTCGGATCGCTGGCTTTCGGGTGATGGGAAAGCATCGTGATAGATAAACGGTAGTGCGTCGGTTTCGTCGCCAACACCAACCAGCGTTTGGAAGGCAGGGCAAGCCGCTAGCGTCGCGCGTGCTATGTTCTGTGCTTCCTGAATCACAATTCACCTGTTTGACTTTACCAATCACAAACTAATTGCCGCGATAACCAGGCCGGTTAATCTCGCCAGCTTGCGATCTGACCAGGGTTACCCGCGTACGATCACCGTTTTTCAACCCAATGTCGTCAATCGCATAATCACGGCCGTAGATCGTAAACACACCATCCGACCTGATTTCCTGCTCACATCGCAACAATTCAACATCGCGAGTTTGCACCCAGTACCATCCAAAGTCATTTTGTCGGCGCTGCTGTCTTTCTGAGTAGACTTTAGCGTCGATCGAAACAGGCTCATCTAGTGACCTGTCTAAATACAAAATCGGCTGACCATAGTATTCAACCAGGTCAGCCGATGCGTTTTCATAATCTGAATGAAAGTGACCCATCGGGCCGGAGCCCTTTCGAGTTAGGCTAGAACAGGAGCTGTGGCACCGTCTGCATCGTTGCCTAATTCGATCGCGTTCCAGTCCGTACCATCCCAAAGCAACAGAACATAATCGCCAGCGTCGGCAAAGGTAATTGTTGTTCCACCGGCTAGATTTACTGGCGTCAGAGTCCCGTCACCACCATCAACAATTTGCTTGATCTTTTTTAGCTGTCCAACGCGAACACCATCAGCAAGCGTACCTGCATTAGCTGCGGTCGTGGTCCATGCTGTGTAGAACGTGGTGACGTTGATTGCACCGGCACCACTTAGTGCTTGCTGTGCTGCGGTTGGCATCCAGGAAACTGAAGATAACGAACCTTCATTCAGCAGGATAGTGGCCTTGAGTTGTCCGCTTGTCTTAGCAGCCGCAAACACACCAATCCAAATAATATTGGCACCACCGGCAGTAACAACCAGTTTTGTTGAAGTGTTGTAGAACGCATCTGCACCAGCACTGGCCGTTGTTCCAGTCGCACAGTCAATCTCAAACTTACCTTCAATGGCCAGCACCACCGGATCACCGCTGGCGATGTTTTGCGTCCCTTGCACCACACCGGCATAACCGCCGAAAGCTGCCACTACTTGTCCAGGCACAAGCGCGGCACCGGCTGTAATTTTTAATTCGCACTCGTCGCCTGCGGGCCGTGCTGCTGGTAATGCCATTTTTCAATCTCCAAGTGTCAGGTTAAAAACCGCGAAAGTTTTTTGCGTCAAATTCTAGTTGGCCGAAACAGTAGAAAAAATCGATCTGATCTTTTCGGCTCGAATCGCGCCAACTTCATCCAAATCAGTCAAATTAAAATCAACATCAGCCAGGAGTGTGGTTAATTCCTCGATGCTGGCGATGTGGTTTGTTATCGCGAGCACCTCGGCTGTTTTGTGGTCCAGTCCAGCCGCAACGAATGCCGCTACAGCTTCTGCCAAAACATCAACCTTACCATTGGAATTGCCTGCCTCCTGCTGTGGGAGTGAATCACTAGCAGGAGGCGCGGCAACCGATGCCTCGGCGTGAGGAATATCATTTTCGGTCGAAGTAGTGACCGGCTCGCTGGCCTCTAATGTGCTATCAACATCATCGGCAGATGCGTCGCCCTCATCATCTAGCGAGTCGGTCACTTCTTCGACTATCGCATGTTTGAACTGAATCAGGCCAAGCAAAGTCATTGGACTAACTTCGGATGTTATGGCAGCGACTTGAAAATCCGCTGGGTAAATAACACCTTCGATGTTAGTTTCCTGCTTCAGCCTGATTGCGAAAGTTTTCATCATGTTTCTAGTGAGCGATAAAATTTGCTGATTGAAAAAACAGGACGTCAAACCAATCAGAAATTAAGTCTTTTGCCAGCTCAAACCCTGAAAGCCAACAGCTTTGGCTGCGTTGTACATGATCGATGTCCAGCCAATGCCCATACGGCCCTCGCTGAGCGTGTAACGGCGAACCACAGGAGCCTTGCCAGTTCCGGCCAAGTATCCCTTTTCGATGCCGTATCGGCCGCGAGCCGTTGCCAAGCCCCACGATCCAGCTTGGCCAGCGTTGCTAGTTCCACTGCTTGGATCGATTACACCAACGTCTAGCCGTGGATCACTCACAACAGTGAATGCCCCACGTGCTGGATTCATGGTGCCATACTCTGTGCTAGATGTCGTGTCGCGAAGCTCGGCTGAACCGACCATGCGACGTGCGGTCCAGTCCTTGCTTTCAGGAACCAGCAGGAATTGTGCGCGAACATCAATCAGCCGACCGTTGCTGGTTTGCTGAGCCATAGCTGACTTGGCGGCTTCCAGGGTGTCGTGCGACAAACCAGCACCGGAAGCCGTGTAGTTACCGTGGGCGGTCGCAAACAATGCCACACTGTCTTGACCCATCGTTGGATTGCTCAACAAAATCGAGTAAACCAAGTCAGGACCAATCACCCTAGCTGCTTCACCCATGTCGCGCGGTGCCATTTGGTCAAGAGCACCGAACCGATCATCGATGATGTCCATTTCGTCAACCACAAAGTTACCAGCATAACGATGCAGCTTGTACGATTCCAGAACGGCTTCAGCGTCAACATCGCCAGCTTTTTCGTGGCGATCAGTCCGCTTCATCTTGGAAGTTTTACCAACCTGGATGCGTTCAACCGTTTGGAAGTTTGGCAAGTCAGCCTCAGCAGTCCAGCCTGCGGTTGTGTCAGGCGCGTCCATGAATCCAGCCAGCATAGTTGCGGCAAAATTTGTGGTAAACACCGCATTTAGCGTGGCTGTGCTAAATGCCCGAAATACAATTTCTTGTGGATCGTATGAACTGTGAGTAATCCCTTCAATTTCCAAGGCAGCTCGGCACATATCAACCAAGCTCATACGGCGAAGTCCGGCGGCTTGATCGACGGCGCGGGCTGCCGATTCGTCGCGAGTCGGGCCGCCTTGCTGTAGCGATCGGCTGTGATTTACCAGCCAAGTCGCTTCGGTGCGCTCGTTGTAACCAAACAAAGTGCGATCGCCCAAAACGTGCTGAGCTTGGGTTGATCGCAACATCGGGTTATCGATTTCAATTCCTGATCGAACCAAAATTGCGGCTTGTAACGATCGGGCAGAAAGTGTGCGATTGACAACGTGACCGGCTGGCGCGTGGCCTGAAATTGGCTCACTGCGTGCGGTGCGTGCGGTGCGGAATTCGCTATTGATTCGTGTAACGTCCCAGCCTTCATCAATGGCTCGCTGGCGAACTTCGGATGGAATTCCTTCACCAACCTGGCTGATATAAGCGGCTCGCTCGCGTGCTTCAGCGAAATAGTCAACGCTGCTACGGCCAGCAACCAGGGTAGTGGCAACTGACTGCACTTGATCCGCAGCCGGTTGTGCAGCCGATGCTGTTTGTGTGGTGGTGGCTGGCGTTGCCGTAACAGCGCGAGTCTCGAAAGTGATGTTTTCGGCTCGGCAAATGCCAGTGAATTGATTCAGAAGATCGCCAGCCAGGTTGTTGCGTGCCCAATCAAGTGCGGCGGCTTGTTCGGTAATGGCTGAATCCATCCCGCGTGCGTGTAACCAACTTAGATAATTCATACTTCCCTCTGTGCGTTGAATTGGGGCACTGTTGCGATCGAAGTTTTCGCCCACCTCGTACCCAAATGATAAATCAGAATTTTCTACCTTACCCCCACTGCGCCCAATCTTGGCCTGATCGTCAGCGCCAATAGGTGTAATGGACGCCTCGCGAGCGGACCAACTTGTAACCACTCGCATGATGCGATTGCGACCAGCCGTGAAGTTTCTCCCCTGGATGCTTTTTGATTGCCCAGGCTGAATATCAACGTAATCGCCATCAGCGTAGCCGTAGCCGATCGAAACATCAGTCAAATGGCCCTGGCGAACCAACTCCCAGCTATTGTCAATTTCTTGACCGGCATTTCTAGCAAAATGCAGAGTTCCGCGCCAACGATCACCGTTGTTAATCGGATTGCGGATCGATCCACGAACTGAATTTGCCCCCCAGCGTGAATGGTCGTCCAACATGGGCATTCGCTCAGGGAATCGCCCACCGCTAGCCAATAAAACTTCATCGATCACGGATCGTGTGCGGTAGTCCCACATGCCAACAGGCTGCTCAGTGGAGAGCGTAGCAACTACGGTCCTTTCCTCTTCGTTGACGGTGCCAAGAGCAGACGAACGATAGAGCATTCCATCGACTGCCGGCGCGGAACGAACACGGTTGATAAGCCGATTTTCTTTCTTTTCTCGCCTACGCTGCAGACGTTTCATTTGTGCTGTCTTCATTGTCCGGCTCCGGGTCAGGATTCAAGAATGTGGCCAGTTCAGCCAGGTCAGTAGGGATGCCACCCAGCAATGGAGGCATTCCGTTTTCTTCAAGGATTTTATTGGCCAAAGCCCAATCTTTCGCAACTTTGTCAAAATCCAGGTTGTAAGAACTACATGCGTCTTGTGGGCTGAGTGTGCGGTTTTCCATGCGGATTCGCTCGGCCATCGCTTCTTTCACTGGATCAACGTGCGGCGGTTGTGGCCAACGAAATTTGACTTCGTTTTTACTGAACAATCTTGGACGCAAAATCCCCTTTTGCATGGCTTCGACTAGGACCAATTGCACCACCGGATAAACGCGATGGCGGCCTAGCGAACCCTGGATGATTCGATTTGCCTTTTGGTATGTTTGAGCGTCAAAACGTGCTGAGCTGTAGTTGTGGCCAGACGAATCCAGGCGGATTTGCATCAGCGGCATACCAGCCGGACGACCAAGATCGCGCGATCTTTCCTTGCGAAATTCGCTATTCTGTGCGTTGGGGTGGCTGGTTTGCAGAGAATTTAAATTCCAACCAACCGGAGCCCGCGTAATGCCCATTTTTTTCAATCGAAAATCAGCCGGAGATTCTTCTGGCTCCACATTCGGATTCATCGTGGACATTATCACGGCCATCATTGCTTGCACTTTGGCAGCGTCGAGCACCGCGTTGTCGTATTCCCGCAGGTCGGATACAGCCTGCAAACAACTTGCGATCCGTGGCCAACCTCGAACCTGACCAGGCTCCAACGATTCGAAAAAATGCAGAATATCGCGGGCCGGAATTCGGGTTGTTGTCCAGCTCGTAAAGCCGTATTCGTCGCGCACTTCATCCACGAAATGGTAGCCGCGCGGCCGATTTAGGTTGTTGCGCTCCACGCCCAACATCAAATTTGGAATGGTATTGCCAACGTATGGGGACCGCATTCGCATTGGGTTGATGGGATGGATCCGCGTTTTTACAACCGTCTGGGCTTCTCGATCATCCACGATCTGGCAAATCATATCGCCGGAAATCCACGATTGGTACATATCCTGGCGCAACCATTCACCCAGGGAAAGTTGCCCAGAACCGTCGATTTGCCCTGCAATTTCGTTCCAAACGGCTTCCGCTTCACGATTCCAAGCGTCATCCTCGGTCATCATCTGCAAGCCAGGGCCCTCGTCCCCAACCACATCGCAGGCGTGCGACTTGATGACACCTTCCACCGTTGGATTGCGGCGAGCTTCAAGCGTCGCGCGGGCAATCACATCGTGCAAACTTTCTATCAAAATTTCATTGATCGACCGACCATCAGCCCGCAGCCATTGATCTTTATTTTCTTCGGTCGTGTCGGCCGCTTCCCAGTTTCTGGCCTCTGTGCCATCGCGCACATCCCGCGCTAGACCACCAGAAACAGTAACTTTGGGAGAACCAGAAGCACCCCAAAACATATTTTTCAGGGCGTTTAGCATTCGTCATAGTCCCGCAAATTGCTGCTTTTACGCCGTACCGGAATTTGAACTAGCGAGCCACTTATCGAACCACTAGCCGACCGCTTTAGCTCTTGAATGCGATTCAAAAAAGCGTCAATTTTCTCGGGATACCATTCGAGCTCATCCCGGTCAAAATTACTGCGCGGCTTGGCCAACATCAGCCCTTGGGCCTGCAATGCCTTGGTGTACGCCGTGGCAAAATCACTAGCGCCTAGCGCGGTGACTGCCTCATTCATTAGGGCGTTGATTTCAGATGTGGTAATTTCGCTTCCGGCCATGGTCGCGATTATAAACGCAGCCAGGGGAGGATACCCCTATTCGGCTGCCTTTGGTGCTGGTGGAGCCCAACCGCACCTATCACCAGCAGCCCGAGCAAGATAGGCCGCGTCCAACCAGTGTTGTTGGCCTAACCTGACCCATTTTGTCACCTCACCCTTGCCGGCCACAAATTCGGTCATTCGCTTTTCATTGGTCAGGTGTCGTGCCACGCGCTCGAGATCCCGGCCGGTAGCTTGAAAAAATCCGATGGCCCCCGGCGTGTCTGGATGGATCGCCAGGTTGTTGTGCAGTTCATCCTTCCAATGGTCAGCATCAACGAAAATTTCATAGGCAAAATATTTTGGCACCTGGCTAACGTGCCAACGGCTACCCACCTGGATGATCCGGCCGCCAACGGTTTTCGGTGCTTCGTAAATCCGCTGCATTTGCCCGGTACCGCGGCCAACTATTGGGAAATATCGCGATTTTTTGGCACTGTGCCGCCCGCACGAACGGATGAATTTGAACACCCCGCCCGGCTTGTAACCCGCGTCAATCCAAATCTGGTCGGGTGAAAACAACTCAGAAGTGCCTGACCGGGCCCACCCACTATCGCAAATATCCGCAAATCCGGTCAAAGCCTTGCAAATTGCATCGTCTATGGTCGGTTCTGTATCGCTGGGAATATCAAACGAGCCAAAATCAAAGCAATGAATCTGACCATTTTCGCGAAATGCCAAGGCGAACCACCAACCCTGATACTTACCCAAATCCACACCGATCGTGACGAACTGGGTGTCGTGTGGAAGCATCCCGCGCGAGAATCCGCGCCGGCGTCCGGCCACTTTCTTGGGATCGAGCTCGAGCGTGTCAATCATTTGGGATTCATAGCACTGGCCATGCACAAACTGGCATAACTCGCGCTCAGCCGACTGCCTTTCTGGTGAATCTTCCGGCTTGCGTGATGCCTCCCATTCTTCCCGACCAAGTGATGCCGTTGAAACAAACATATTATGCCAGGCTTGCCAGTGGAAAAATAAACGACGCGTCGGTGGCATGGGCCCTGAAATTTCCCCGCGTTTGTTAATTTGCTGATCGCCGTGCAAAATTTGGCAATCCATGACCGACATGCGGCGCAAATCGTCGTCAATTTGTTCATGGCACCGCGGGCAAATCCAATGGGCCTTTTCTTCGGCCTCCAATTCGGTCAGAGCTGACTGCCAGCCAAGCAAGTGTTGCCGCTCTGGCGAAATCCACGATCCGCAATGTGGGCAAGGCGAAACGATCCGCGATTGGCTACTATCCTCCCTGGCTGCCCATGGTAATTGCTCTGGGATCGTCAACGTGCCTTCGATGTAAGTGCAGCGGTCTGGATAATCCCAAGCCCGCTGACGTGCTTCAATCTGCTTTAGCGGCTCGGCCTCAACGGATGTTTCGGTGGAGGTGGAAAAGCCGGCCGCCTCAGTAACGGCCACCACCCTGGCTGTAAAACCAGCCTTGGATTGATCGGAACCACTTCGACTCATCCATTTCAAAGTGGTTCCGTTTTCAAACCGGATTACGTCGTTGACCTTGCCTCCTTCGCTCCCCGGTCCAGCTTTCGGCAACAACCGCCTGAGCGTCGGCGATGCCTTAAACGCAACCAACAAATCCTCTTGCCATTTATTGTCAGCCATTCGCATATCAGGCACACCGGCAACCACATCTTCGCCAATTTCGGCAATGTGGTAAGCGATCGGGATGAACCAACAACCAAAAGTCTTAGCTGATTGGCTCGGGCCTGTTGTGTATTTTTCAACCCAACGCCCGCTATCAAACTCATCCAGAAGTAAACCTAGAATCGGCTGGTTTTTAACTGAAAAATTCTCATCAGCAAAAGGACCATTGGGAATGATTAGCTCATCTTCAGCCCACTTTCGCATGGTCCTGATGGGTTTAGTACGTGCGCGAAAGGCAGCCAGGGAAAGTTCACCTAACAACCCTGGATGACTAAACGGGATAGCGTCAGCGGTCATTCTGTTTCACCTTGTGGCTTCGTGCCCACCATGTGATTTTTAGAATCAACTTCGATTCGCTCTAAAAACTCATTCAGAAACCGTTGCGAATCCGGCCCAAATTTCTTCCCCAATCGCTCGCCAAACTTCCGCCATTCGGTGCTCAGCCAGGTGAATGCTGTACGTACCTCAGTTATCGGCACCGCCGCGCCGCGCTTCTTCTCGTTGTCTAGCTGTAACGCAGTCAACTTGTTGTTGATAACTTCAATTTCAGCTTCGATTTTTTTCTCGGCCAGCTCGCTCAGCCGATCCCGCTCCATTTTCCCTGAGCGGATTTTGGGCCCCCATTCGCCGACGAAATTATGCAACCACTGGATCACGCGAAACAAATCCACGTTTGAATTCGCGCTAATTGGAATCCCAAATGCGTCGGCCTGGCTGTTTATCACCTGAGATTGCCGAGCACTTAACTTGCTATAAAGCGTGCGCGGCATTTGTGACATGACGGAAACGGCAATTTGCTGATCGTACCAATCGACCAGCTTTTTGTGCCCTTCGATCGGCGGCCGCTGGCCTTTAGCGATTGCTAGTTTGCATTCAAGCGCGAGGATTGCCCGGTCCGGTTGGCTGAGGATTTCAGATAGCATGAATCAGCCGATGGTGACTATTTGGCAAGCAATGTGATTGCGGCGGTGTGAGTGTTTACGTCTAACCGATAATGCATATTTCCAGGGACGATAACCGATTTATTTGCAGTGAAATTGACAACACCAGAAGCGTCTCGCGCATCACCCCAGTTTGTGCCATCACCAGAAATTTGCAAATCGGTATCACCCCACGAAGAAGAAGAAGCCGAAAGCGTCCAAAGAAGCCCGTTTTCCTTTTCTTCAAGGAAAATCGAATCAGAAGCACCAGTTCCGGTTGTAGTAATTCTGTTTTTTGTTGCGGAAAGTGCCATGATTCACCGTGTTATGTTTGCAAATTTTGATCAAAAATTTATGCCAAAACTACCGTTAGGTTATTCTTCGTAACGAGCTACAGCATAACCGTCAATTAGCTTAGTTACCCCATTTTTTTGCGTGCGAATTTCCCCGCTTGCGTCAACCAGGGTGTGGGTCCATTCATATTTACAGCCTGGCTTGCAGGGGATTGTAGCTGATGATGGCATAAAAGACTTTAACTCCCATTGCCCACCGCCCAAGTCGGTAACTGTTCCACCTGTTATTTTCCAGCCGGTTTTATGTGCTTCGCTATACCCTGCAAAAACAGCGGAACAACTAGCCGCTGACCCAGCATCGCCGGGAGCTGATACTGTTGTTTTTATTGCAGTCGATTCAGACATATAGTCGTCACCGCGAACTAAAAATGGAATCGTCCCACTGAGTGTTACTGGCGCTGTTGTTGTCGCGTTACCTGTCCCTATCAAATCCGTTTTCGCCTGGATCACATCGAGTTGTGCCAAGATTTCGCTAATCTCAGCCTCGCCAACCATATCGGGAATGGCTCTAACAGGCACTGTCCCCAAGAACACATCGGCGGCTTTACTCCTCTGGCTTGGTGCCACGTACACCATCGTACCGCTGCCGACGTCGGTGATATCAATAGCAGCACCACCTGCCGTTGCTGCCACTTTGAAAGTGTTGGTAGTGGCATCTCGCACGTAATAAATCGTCGATTGCTCTAGCGGTGCCGGTAGGTCTGTCCCCTTAAACCGAAGCGCGTCACCGTTGACTAGTCCATGGGAGTTGTCAGTGAAAACGTCTGTTCCAGCGTTTGCCGTAAATGAATTGAACGATCCATTGAGATAAGCCAAATAACCTTTGGTTTCGTCGAGAGTTGCCAGATATACGTTGGTGTCCTCAACTTCGGTTGCTGCAACTATGCTAGTCACCCACGTGCCACCACCAGCAAAATCACTGTCGGTCGGCTTGCAGTAGACATCATCGCCAGATTCGGTGAGCGGTGAGGATATTGGTAGTTCGTAGGTTGCCATTGGTTATGCCAGTGTTATTTCATGTGATTCTGCTAGATACTCTTCAATAGCTGCCCTATCTCGCGACGAGACCGCCTGATCGTACAAAATGCACTCCAAGAAGTGTCCGGTGACGTAATATGATCCAGCTAGGAAGCCACCCAAGTGAAATTGGTCAGCGTCGCCATCCCAAGCGCTCAGGTCGAGCCCTTCTGCCGTAATGAGGCATAGCACGTCGCTAGTCTCGTCGAACACGTTGTCGCGAGTTGTAAACGTGACCGATGCACCGTTTTTGCGATATGTCGGAGTACCCGCTAAATAGCCAGCACCATCAGCTGTAGCCGAACCGCTGACAGCAATCCATAGCCAGCGTTGATCGGCAGCACCCCAATAGTCGTGCTGATACCACCAAAGGAATCCTGGATCGATGTGAGTGAATCGCATTAGTCCACTGCCCTCATCGGTGATGTTGACAGCCAACCCACCGAGAGTGTTTGACACCTGAAACGTATCGCCAGTGCGATTGATAACGTAGTAATCGACACCTGCTGACAAACCGGCAGGCAAATCATTCCCAATAAAACGAACGATGTCATCGTTGAGTTTTCCGTGAATTTCAGCAGTGATAAAATCTGTTGCTGGGTTTGCGGTAAATCGCTGGATGCCACCTATTTTCTGAACCATAAACATTGTGCAACTGTTACCGCACGACGCTGGCAATGTGCATTGCATATCATCGCCCAACCCACGGAAATAAACAGATTGATTCGCGAGCCCTGATGTCTCCGCCGAATGCAATATCGGTGCTACGCCATTGGCGTTTAAGTGATTACCTGCTCCGCTTTTGTCGTTGATTCTTGCAATCAAATTTCCGTCGCTAGCTAAAGCACCTGAGCCAACATCAGTTAATACGCTACGACGATCACTTGGTTGCCACCACGAAACACAGCCAGCAATCAGTGTTGGGTCAAATGCCGCTGGGCTGTCGTTCTGTATCCATAGCTTTCCGTTGCGAGTATTCTGCAACCGTTTTACGACTCTGCTAGTAGCAAGTGATTCAAACTCAAGAGACGTATCGAACATTGTGTTGAACGAAAATTCGATGTAATGCACTTCCTCAGCCGCAGAGACCTGCACGATACACGCTTTATCAACTCCGTTAAACAGATTGCAGTTGCATATGAACTTGCGGATCGGTGCTGTTCCTGCGTTTATTACCAGCACTCCAATGTGTGTAGTGGTAGCCGTGAAGTCCATGAATGTGTTATTCCGAACTTCAAGCAAGTCTAGCCCAGCTCCACCAGAGGCAGTAACAAGTACTCCATAACTGCTGGCTCCAGTGCCAATGTTCGTGAAAATATTGTCTTTTACTATCAGATTGTAATCGGCAGCAATTGAAACAAATTCAATACCAGTAGCCTGCAAATCACGGAACACGTTGTTACTGAAAATGCAGCCATCAAAGATAGCTACAGCACCGCGAGTAACTCCCTCAATGATATTCCCAATGATGGAAATGTCAGGAGCAGCACAATTGATTCCTGTGCAGTATGTAGTTTGCGGAAGCGTTCTGAACGATATGTTGTTGCCACTTATCACCGACCGCTGGGCAGATGCCGAGCCAGTGAACTCGCCCTTCATATTGATCACGCCTTCGGAGCCGAGCGTATCAATGATTGTGTTATTAGAGACTACCGAGTGAGACGACTTAGTGTAAATCGCTTCCGGTGAGCTTGGATGTGGTGCGAGAAACTGCATTGTGCCGCTACCCGCATCGGTGATGTCCACCGTATCGTCAGGTTTGAACCACACTGGAAAACCGGTTCCCGCGTCAGTGATGTTGATAGCAACACCACCAGCCGTCAGTGCAACCTTAAACGTATCGGTCGTCTTATCGCGCACATAGTACAGCGTTTCTCCATCTAGCGGTGATGGTAGCGTAGTGCCAGGATACACAGTGCCAGAAAACATCACGGTATCACCGTCGAGCATTCCGTGTGCAGTGGCAGTTATAAAATCGGTCCCAGAATTTGCAGTGAATAACCGTGCTGAATTTTCGGAAATCTTGAACGTGTTAGCTGTAATGTTTCTGGCGTAGTATGTGGTTGACTCTGCCAATGGTGCAGGAAGATCGTCACCAATGAATGTTAGAGCATCATTGAGCAACAACCTGTGGGTGTTACTGGTAATAACATCAGTTCCAGCATTGGCAGAAATCGACTGGGCAGGCATTCCGGCAATAGTGTCTATCACATTGCCGGTAATTGTCGGGTGGCATTCAAGCGCAAAAATGCCTCCGATTTGATCTGTGCTGGCCCTACTGCTCGATAAGACATTTTTGATAATGTTGTTTGAAATAACCACCGACTGTGCGTCATCATCACTGCCAGTGCAGTCCACCCAAATGCCAACACACGCCGTCATTATATTTAACGAACCAACGCCATCTATCAAATTGTTGCCAACAAGAGTTTTAGGACATTCCTTGATGCCTATATCAATCGCCCATGGTCTGGCCGCAGTTAAATTTAACCCCATGTTCGTAAGTCGATTACCGATGACCTGAATAGACGATGCACGTATTAGCGCCCCATCGACTGGATTACAGATACCTTGACCCATGTTATCGCAAATGTTATTAGCGATGGTCACATCGTGCAGGTTCGCAACATTACGCATATCCTCAAACATGAACGCATTGCGAAACGTCGAAAAATTTATCTGCTCACAAATTACGCGACAAGCAGCACTCGACGAAACGTAAAACAACGTCTGCGATATGTTGGGACCAATCAATTGCGATTGATACCCAACGCCAGTAATCGTGAAATCATCATCAAGTACAATATGGCTGGACAGCGAAGATAAAAGAAACTCGCCTTTGGGGACCTCTAGTGGTACTGACTCACGCAAAGCTACTTCAGCAGCCGCGACGAAGGCATCTGTGTCATCTGTCACCCCATCACCGACGCAACCAGCCTGAAGTAGATTCACTCGCCCCTTGTCTACTTTTTCCCAGTAATCATCAATCCCTGGACCATTGAAGTACCAAACACCGTCATTCGCATCACCACCTAATGCCGACCGTCCAGAGCGACGATAAATAACCCCCACAGCACCGCCATCACCAGCAGCATAATATCCAGAAGTGGAGATGATTCCACCGTTGCTAGTCTTGCTCGCATTCGTTGCAAGTGCAGCTACGTTAGCCACAGTCGTCGGTAATGGTTGCGGGAGAAATGTCATACTACAGCTCACTCTGCATCAAAATCAACCTAATATTCCACATCAACACCAGCAGCGTCATTTCGTTTGCTCTTTGATTTCGGCAATTAAGCTAGTGGCGAGAGTGCTAAAGTTTCTGACTGCCTCAAGTCCGCCTTCTTGCGGTGCAAATTGCGAGCAAAGCAACTGAGAACCTTGCGTCATGATTCCGAGCACCTGGGCCCATTGTTCTGGGGTGAGTGAGACTGGCTTGGTTGTCTGGTCGTTAATTTCCACGATTTAGAGTCCCACTAGCGTTCTGATTTGATTCTGTACGTTGGTGTATCTATCAGTTACTTGCCAATTGCTGGACCAAAGTTTGTACTTGTATCCGCTCTGCATCGGTCAAGATTGGCCAATAGTCTCGAATAACACTAATCTTGACATTAGCTTCGTCAGTATTGATTGTTTGCTGCTTGTACGATGCCCAACTACCTTGAGCAATTCTGAGCATGTAGGCTTCCGTTGCCGTCTTAAGTTCAGCATTTGTGCCGACTGGAAAGAGTAGTAGTGGAGTCCAGCCAGGCACGTTTAGATTAGCTGTGTTCTGCTCTGTTCTCCATGCGTTTTCTTGTGCTGCACAACGCTGCATGGTGGCTTTGTCGACACCTTCTAGAGTGCCAGTCAGATTGATTGTTGATACTGAGACTGCCATAGTTTTTCCTTGTGTTAAGTGCCTATTGCCGGAGTTCCCGCGTTATTCCAAAGTATTCCTGGACCTGGATTTGATGTTGGCAGTCCAGAGATATGCAAGACGTTTCCGCTAGCACCTGTGCCAGCACCTTCGGGTAGAAGTGTTGCAACACCGGCAGTGGTCATAGACAAAGTAACGCGGCGGTAGTTGCTTGCGTCTGTGTACGTGCCATACGTCCTAAACGTCTGTGCATTCGTGCTGTTGCGAATACCGAGGGTGTTGGCAGCGTCGCGGTATAAAAACAAGTCATCTCGCCAGTTTAACGCACCACTATTTTCCTCGAATTTTATTCGACCATAAAATGCGGTCCCGCTACCGTCGCAGTACAGTTTAACGTTGCCGTTGTGTATTATTGCTGGTGAATTGAAAAACCCACCAAAACCATAATTCGCCCCAGTGTTTATTGCGAAGCTCACCTGCCCAGATGACTGGTCTAGTTTGCTTGTTATTAGCCCAGTCTTATCAACACTAAGCACCTCAGTCGTACCACTAGCACCAGCCAGCAGCGAAATAAACTTCGATGTCGCTCCACTGGCTGTGTTTGTGATAGCCATCTTCAAGGCTACTGGATTTCCGCTGGTATTCCACGTCCCAGCCAAGTCAATCATCGAACTAGCATTGCTGCCAGTCAACGAATACCCAGTAACACCGATAGCCTTGCTGTTAGCTGCACTGACAATCTTACTTAGCACATTGTCCAGCGTAATCTTCCGACTCGCTGGCGTGCCTGCTGGGTCACTGACCATGTACAGCAAGTCTCCACTAGCCCAGGATGTTGCTGCGGTCAGTGCGGTTGTTTTTGCGTCAGCCATTTATACCTACTCCAAAATTAAAGCATCGCCAGTTTCAAGCAGCAAATTGTCCGCAGTCTCAAGCAGCAAATTATCAACGCCAGTACCAGGACCACCGCCACCGCCAGCACCATCCCCAACGACAACGCTAGACGCTACTGGCCTGACTACTGATTTGACTGTCGGTGATGCTACGCTCATTTCGATTCCTCTTGTCTTGCCTGCTCTTCTACCACCTTGGCCTGTACTTCGTTAAGCATCGTGTGAATAGCACTAACAGCCATGAGTGTTTTGACTGCCATCACTGATGTGGTGATGCACCAGATTGCGAGGCAGGCAATACCGACTCTACGGATTCTGTTGTTGATTGAATCTTTTTGAGCAATTCCAACAGCGTCTCGGAGCCTCCGAAAGCTAATGTGCTCGATACCGCTATCACCGTTGCAATCAATTTCCAATTTTGATTCGTCCATTCGAGGATCACTTTTATCCGGGCTAAGTAGTCCAGACTTTTCGGAAAGTCTTCGTACGGACGGTATTGCACTCTGTATCCCACACACTCGCCAGTCGTCGAATATTTGCCTTGTACTGATAGCATCCCCCAAATAATCCTCTGGTTCGTTTTTGTTGAACCACGCTGTAAGTATCTTTTTGCAAGCGTGTAACACGTAATTTCTCCACTAGCAACTTTTTGTGCTAATTCGCTATCGATCTTTACATCGTCGGGATGAGTCCATACCCGAAAGTTTGTCCCTAGAATCAAATCCAGTGGTGCATTAAGTGCCTGGCAATACGCTTGATTCAACCAAATGAAAGTGCCATCCACAGCCACCTCAGCAAATCCCCAATTAGCTTCACAAAGAAACGCTATCGCATCCTCGCAACTAAGTTTGTAAATTTGCTGAGGCACACTTGCTGCCCATCGTGTTAGATCAATTGTTTGACTTGCTGATCATTGCTTTTATTGCTGCTTCAACGTGCATCGATCACCTACAAAAAATGCGACGCACAACGCTGCGAACTGGTTGACGCTTGGCGACCCTGACAGTCACGCGATCCACGCTGCGTACTAGCTTTGTTTGCCTCACCACCTGCGGCACAGTAGCCACCATATTGACCGTTGCTGCCGCTACGCGTCGCACTGGCTGAGCTTCGAGCACTGACACCAGCGGAGCCGCCAAGGCTTGCAGTACTGGTGCTCGCGTTGGCACTTGACAGACGCCATTTTCGCACTGAGCGAATAGCGTGTTGGCGAGCAGAATTACTGTCAGTAGTGCGATTGGATATCGCATGTGTTATGTCCTTACGTTACTGGTTTCAACTCTGGATAAATCATTCCTTCGGGTGCATAAATCACATGGCTGCTGTATCGATGTTCGACTTGTTTTTTAAGACTCTTCGGAGTGTTTTCGTTGCATCCGTCACCGTCCCACGGTCCCCAACTATTGATGCGGCGGAAGTTCTCGCCGAACTTGCACCACAGCGTGGTCGAGTGGCCGCCACCACCTTGACCAACGTAGTCAGTCGATATGGTTCTGCTGACGGAGTTATCCCAAATGATCCCATCTTGGACCGGCAAGCCTAACTCCAAGGCTTGCGAGATTAGTTCATAGTCCCGTGTTGGCTTAGCTGCTACCAGCTTAAAGGGATACTTCAGCCCGCTCGGCTCGCTTGCGTTGTATCTCTCTGGATACGGCCAATCCGATTCCAGGCACATTCCGTGCTGGGTGGCTACCCACTGTCCACCTGATAGCGTCGAACCACGATCTCCTGTTATGCCATCCTTGCGTTGGCTTAGGTAGTATCCGGCAGCTCGGCTAAACTTCTCGATTCTGCCCGTCATCAGAAAGTAGCAAATAACAAACATCATCGCCAGCGAATGTCCCTGACAGGCTCCTTGCGACCCTTGGTTCAACGGGTCAAACAGAACCATCGGATTCGACTGCACATTGAAAGTCGGCTTGTTTTCTTCCGCGCGTCGCAACATGAAAACGGGATCGAGTCCAGTCTCAGTCATCAACTCTCGATTCTCGGAATCGATTGCGTAACCCATTGGTCCAGTCGGTAGCTCGCGATCAATGGTCATTTGACTTGTCCTAATGCTTGAGCGACTTCGTTAAATGCCGCAAACCAATCGTTCCGAGTGAACGCACGTTTCTTTTGAGACTCGATGAACGCCGCTGCTACTTCTCGTTTCCAAACGTCCCACTGCTTGCACACCTCTGGATCGGCACACACAGTCAGTGCGTACTGTTGCTTGATCCAAGCCATGACAGAGCGTGTTGGATCGCCGTTGTGAACGTCGGTAGAGGAAGTAATAAACTTCAAGCTAGGGATACCAAACAAAAAGTCGCCAGCCTGCTTGTACACCGAAGCGTACTTCGCAGCAATCACCACATCACGCGGTGCAAAGTCATATGCTACTTTGCCGACCCCGTATTCGTTGTTGATTGGCGAAGGTGGAACAGGCGGCTTTGGATCTGGTTGCGGCCCTGGTCCAGGTGGATTCGGTGTCGGAGCAAAACTGAACTCGACAACTACCACCGTCGAGTCAAGTACGATCCGCCTAGTCGAACCGTCAGCCAGTGCAATCGTACCGTACTCTTTTACCTCAACCCACCACTTCCCTGGCTTGTCAATCATCCACGAATCAGCGTCGAGCCTAAGCGGCTGGTACGGCAAGCGGTTCACGTCGCTCACCGCGATCTCAACGTCCGTGGCATTTACGTTGACGACACCAACCGGCTTACTCGTAATGGTTGGCGATACGCTCGAAAGTAGTACATCGCCGACCTTGGTTATCTGTCCAAGCCCAGAGATTTGATAAGCCGTTGACGTAGTTACCCCAACCTGAGCTACAGCGAGCGAAGGCAGACACCATAGCATTGCCAGTAGCATTGGTCGCATCGGTTCAACCTAGATATTTTGAGATTAGCAACTCAACCAGCTTCAGGATCAACGCCAATACTGCTGGGTTGATCGCCATGAGCCCGTCTTCACCTGCACCGCCTAGAGCCGCTTCGCACTCGCTGCACGCCTCTTCAATCGTGCAAGGCATGTCCACAGCCGTCGCCGCGAATAACTGCGAATCGGGCCCAATGTAGGCACCCAGAGAGCCAAGCACGCAGCCAACGTGTTGCAGCAACTCGGCTTTCTTCGTAACGATGTCGCCGCTGCGGATCGCCGTGATAATTTCCATCACACAGGAAACTTGAATCTTCGGCTCAAAAGTGCAAGGACAAGACATTTACCAAACCTTCCTTCGTTCGGAACTCGGAAACAAAACTTGATTCTCTCGTTCAGGATCTTTCGTAGTCCACGTTTCGCGAAACAACCGTGACCGAATCCGCAACTCCACTCCATCACCAATACAACTCACTACATCGCCACGCCTACTCCAGCCCGTCAAAATCAGCCACTGCTGAGCGTGCCAGCGCCTGTACTCCGGCGACCAGTCCCAAGCGATTAACTGCGTAAATCCATTGCAGCCGTCTGGTGTGTAGTGGTTGATTTCAACCATGTCGCAGCGACCATCGGCGAGGCGAGATTCACCACCGATCGCGCCGGCCGCTCCGAGCACCACAGCTAATGCAAATCCAAACATCGACGATCCTCAGCAACTGCGATCGGTTGGAGCCAACAATACCGGACCACCTCCCTTCGCTCGTTTGACCGATCGTTAGACCCGTCACGACACACAACAAAAGTCTAAACGCTAATTCCTATGCGTACCCCCACGATTCCCAATTGCAGCCAGGGAGGTACACATCACGCACGGATTAAACTCGACCAGACCGTGCACAGGACAACGCCATCTCAACGCACGAAACTCGATAGCCTGCTCGCCATCGTCTTTAGAAATTTCGTCATTCAACTCCGCGTCAACGATCGCCTTGCGTCGCTGAACCGTATTGGTACCAACCCCAACCACTCGCGAGACTTCGTAGATACTCACGCCGGCGCGAAGCAACTCTAAAATTTTTCTATGCTTGTGCGGCGCGATGGCCCAAGGATTTTTTTTCGCTTGCTTCTTAGCCAAGCATCACCCATTAGATGGAAAAAACGCGAAAAATTTTTATTTTTTAGAAATGAAAATAAAAAAATTAAAAAAAATTTAGCGTGCGCAAAAAAGTGGCTCGATCGCGGGCAAAGCCCT